TGTGCGTGGTGGATCCCAGTGGCCAGTATGCAGTGGGTGTAAGTGCGAGCCGTGGTGCGGGTGTGGACCGTGCCGTCTTGGGCGGTTGCGGTGTAGGTGTGCTTGGTCGCCATGGTTTCGTTCCTTGGGTCGGTGGTCAGTTGGACTGGAAGATCGGAGCGGCCATCCATCCGAAGAAGGTTGCGAAGGCGATCAGAGTGATTGTCGTGGCCATTGTTTTTTTCCGTGGTCTGGGTTTCAGTTTTGGTTTCCGTGTTCCTCATGTAAGCAGTATCGTCTATTGCAGAACGAAACACCAGCCCCAGAGGGTCAATCTGGAAAGTTTCTAGAAAGTAATCGGGGCCGGTTTCGGCCCGCTGGCCCCCTGATTCTTGACGAGTCCACCGCTTGGGCGTAGACTCGGGGGGTACAATTGCAGGGAGAAACGGACGCCGCACTATGGAACTCAGCGAGACGCTACGCGAGCGGGTGCGAGCATCGGGCGACAGCCAGAACCAGATCGCCCGCGACTCGGGCGTAAATCAGGCCAGCCTTAACCTGTTCATGAACGAGAAGCGAGACCTGCGACTGAAGACGGCCACGCGACTCGCCGACTATTTCGGGCTGTGCTTCTGCCCGGCTGACTCACTCAACCCCAGCCCCAAGTAGCGGGCCAGCTTCGCCTGCTTCGATGGACGCTTCCGGCTGAACGAGAACATGAAGCGGTAGAGGCTCGACTGAGTCACGCCAGCACGCCGGGCCAGCCGGTTCAGGCTGATCCCCGTCTCGGCCATATGGTCGAACAGGCGTTGCCGCAGGTCATCGTCAATCGTTTCCACGGTTCTCCCCCATCCCTGTCAGATCACGCGTGCCGATGACCGGTGGCATCCATCCCCGGTCGGCGTTGGTCCGTTGCCGTTCCCAGCGCTCGTCACTCCAGCCCTCGCGTATCTCGGCACAGACGCGGGCGATCTCCTCGGGAGTTGGAATGTACCTCTCGCGTGACATTGCGGCTCCCTCCGCTAGTACATCGCGACTACGGCGTGGCCATCCGCCACCATCCTCATATTGAGGTCAACGGGGTTCCCGTCCTGGTCTGCCCCGATCAGGGAAGCGAGATACCTCCCGAACTTTCCGCGCCTGTCCTTGTACGTCTTCACGACGATATCCCATTCGCCCTCGTGCTTGAACTGCACCAGCAGATCGGCGAGGTGCTGGGTCGCCGCGTGCCCGGCCACCTTCTCTGGGCCTCGCACTTCCGGCGTGTTGATCCCGTACAAGCGGACGGTCGCCCGCACCGTTATCGCCATCCCCATATCGACATCAATCACGCAGGTATCGCCGTCAATCAACCGGACAATCCTGGCCCGCCGAATGTATTGGTCACGAGTCATCGCGGCCCACCTTCCGGCGCAGCGTCTCGATGATGAACATGGTGGCAGCCGTCGCCGCCCCGGTCCCGGCAATCGCCCGGCCCTCGGTCTGGTCGAAGTCGCTGGCGGTCAGCCAGAGGATCGTCGTCAACGCGGCCAGCCCGCTGACCCAATACAGGAACGGCCACACCTGGGAATTCTTCGGGGGCGGTCTCACGGTTCAAGCCTCCCTCGTCGGCGCAGGCATGGCAGCTCGATCACGTCGGCTGGCGATGTCTCGGCGGCTGGCTTGTCGAACCCCTCGCCCCGGTAGCCACCTGCACGCAGGGCATCCAGTGCCAGCTCCGAACAGAAGAACCGGTCGGGGTTCGTGTCGACCGGCAGGCCGCGACGCTCGGACACCCTGCGCGACAGCCAGCCCCATGACCGGAGGAACTGCCACGGGCTGGCATACCGCAGCCCCCATTTCGACAACGCGAACTCAACGATCTTCTGGCGGTCCAGTGCCCCGTGAGCCATCACGTCCGTGGTCGGCTGGTCGACCTGATACCAGTCAACGTCGCAGCCCCGGCTGACGTACCGACTGAGCGGGTACACCCGCACGCCGACGCCCTCCAGTGCTTCGACCACGGTGAGGCGACCGTGCATCCAGCAGGCGACACCGACGTGGCTTACCCGGCTACGGGTCCACAACTTTATGAGCCGGGAGAACAGGCGAGTGCCACGGAACGCCAGCACGTCGCCGTCTTGGATAAGGTCACGGGCGTCGGGGTACTTCATCCGGCATCAGGCTCGCCCAGTCGGAGGCGGTACTGCGTGTCGATATCTGTCGACGGCACGACCACGGGCGCAGCACCAGCAGCCGACAGGTTACCAGCCAGCCAAGTGATTGCCGACCCCAAACATATACCGCCGCCAAACAGCCCAGCCGCCATCGCGAGCCTGACGACTGTTCCCGTCCCCGGTGCTGACTGGTTCACCGTCGTCGGGGAGTTCCAGTTGATCGCCACGTCGTCTGGCTCCTGCCAGTTCTTCCCGAGTTGCTCACGCAGTTGAGCCTGAGCCATCGACATCGAGTGACGGTTCTGGCGGGTCATCTCCTCCAGGCCCATCAGGTTCGCCATCCCGTCGATCTCGGCGGAGGTAGGTGGCGATCCGTTCACGGTCCCCTGACCAGAAGACGGAGTGCCACTCGCTGTGGTCTCCCGTCCACCTGTCAGTTTCGCTACGCCACCACTCAGCAATCGACTGACCCACATCAGCTACCCGATGCGGCTGGTGCGGCTGGCAACTGCTGGATGCCGGGGAACATACCGCTCGACTTCAGTTGCGTCTGGAGGTTCGCCTGCCCGTGCTGCTCCAGCAGGTTCTGGGCGGTCGCGCCGATCAGTTGCAATTTGAGCTGCCACAATTTTGCTGACTCCTCAGACACGTGGGCGATGTTCGCGTTGAACCGTGTCTGGACCTGCGACAGCACGTTGCCGGTCTGAGCGAAATCCTGCTCCATCTGGATCTTGATCTGTTCATTCATCGGGTCGCCCTCGCTTTCGTTGGAAGGATTAGTTTGATCGGTGTGCCGAACGGGTAGGATTGCTCGGCGATCACCTTGCCGGTCGTCGGGTCCAACACCTGGACACGCACCGGCGTCGCCATCAGTTTGTCGATCAGCTTCTGCTGCTCGTCGATCTGGGCCTGCATCTTCTGAATCACCACCGGGTCGGCCTCCGTGCCAGTAGCCCCCGGTGGCCCCGCTGGGCCTTGCGGCCCGGCTGGCCCTGCGACCGGCTTCAGCTTCTTGAGTGCTTCCCAGAGTGAGAGTATCTGGCCGGTCCTGTCTCTGTCTCCCCATCCCTTCGCCTGCGCGACCAGAGGCTCCTTCGCCAGCGGTTGCGACTCAGCCAGGAACGACATCAGATCGGCATGGCTCGCGCCGTACACCATCTCGTCGTCGCGCCCGTGGCTCATCACTGAGATCAGCGAGCCGTCCGCAAACACGCCGCCGCCGGAATTGCCGCCAGCGAAATGCCCCTTGCTGATTGCAAAGGCGTCGCGTTTCGCCACCTTGATCTCGTCGCCGTCGTCGTCGATGATCTTCTCGGCATCCTTCGCCGACAGCGTCAATCGCTCTGGCCCCTTGCCGCCGGGGAACCCGCATCCGGTCACGTCTCCAGGCGGTCGCGACCTGCGAACAGGTGCAGCCGCCAGCGTGTCCTTCGTCCAGCAGGTGAACAGGGCGAGGTCTGTGAGTTTGTCTTTCGCCAGCCAGCGACCGTTGCCCCACCGCTTTCCGTCTGAGCAGGTGAACCGGAACTCCCGCCCCACCTTGGAGCAAACGTGAGCAGCCGACAGACCGTAGGCGTGCCGTGGCCCTCGGACGATGATCGTGCCGCTGCCACCGTGCAGGTTGACCGAGGCGTCGACGTAGCCCTGGGCCATCGCCGTCGCGGTCATCAGCAGCCAGATCAACGCCGCTCTCACCATGCCCAGAGGGTATCCCAGCTATTCGGAAACCACAAGCACCCGTCAGCCTTCCTGAGTCTCGATGACAGTGAGCCGGGTGCCGTGTTCGTCGAGCCGGTCGCTGTGTCGTTGCAGACGTGTCTCGTTCTTCTCGATACGGAACACCATCGACTCCAGCTTCGTCAACCCTCGACTGATCCGCATCATCCAGCCGATGGCTCCACCGATCAGGCCGATGCCTATCGCCACCACCGCCAGCCATTCAGACGTGACCATTATTCGCCTTCGGTTCAGGCCGTTGATCCAGCACCGGGGTCGGCTGATAATTCCCACAGCACGAACCACCCGATGGACCGGGTGACGTGTCGGGGCGGCGCACGGATGTGCCGCCCCCATCTTACTTCCCGACCCGGCACCGCACCAGATGAAGCGAGCGACCTTCGTGGGGATCCGGTGAGGTGGGGACGAATGAGCCGACCCCACACACGGGCGTACAGGGCTTCGGGTATCCATACCGCCCAGGATGACCACGCAGCACCAGCCACGACGCCCGCATTTGGCGTCTAAGGCGTTTCGATTGGTGGGGCCGGGGTTGTGGTCGGGTGCAACACGACCTCCACACGCGGGTCGGTGGCGTCCACCAGGAGCGTGGCGGGGGCCATGATGAACCGGCTGTCGTCCACCCCCATTGCCTCGGCGATCCCGTCCAGCGCAGACTTGAGCGATGCCTGGGCGTTGTCTCGGTCGCGCCGCCGCTCCACCCTGAACCAGAACGTGGCCCGCACCATGATCTCGTCGCCCCAGCCCGCCGGCACATCCAGCCCCGCCTCGCTGATCGCAACACGGGCCAGCAGCTTCGCCTCACCACGGTACGCCTGGACCGCCTTGGCCTTCGCCGCCCAGTGCGCGCGGGCGTTGGGGCTGAGTGCCTTCGGCGGCAGCGACAGCGTGACCGTCAGGGTGTCAGGTTCCCCCCACCTCGCGCCGCCGCTGCGGGTCTTGATCCACGGCATCAGAAACACGCCTCCACGTCTTCCATCGTGACCCGATCTGGCGCACGCAGTTCTGGATCTCGAAGCCGCAGCCACGCATCAAGGTCGAAGTTGTCAGGGTCGTTCACCCACTTGACTGCCAACTGCATCGCGTGGCTCATCGTCGGGATCGTCTCGGCGTGGCAGGCATTGCACACCAGCAGATAATTGCACGGGTGTGCCCATCTGCCAGCGGCGTGGCTTCGGCGTTCTATTTCGTGAGTCTCCAGCCAGCGGAACCCGCACCGCTCCTCGGACCACTGGCACAGCATACACGCATCGGATACCGACAGACGCCACTCGATCCTGGCCACCCGGTTCTCGATGTAGTACGTCCTCGCCTTACCCATTGATCGGCCTCCATTCCTGCGCGGCCTTCAACTCGGCCACCAGATCCCCGGCGTCGTGCCCTTGTAGATAATCGCTGACATCACCTCCCTGCTTCAACGGCAACTGCACCACCCTGATGCTCGCCGCTCCCCACAGCAGCAGCGACCCGGCCACGTCCCGCGCGTGCTGCTGTCCCTTCTCGTCATTGTCGGGGATGATCGCCACCCGTCTCCCGGCGAGGGCCGCGCTGTACTCGTCGCGCCACTTCCCGGCACCACCGGCGCAGGTCGTCGGGACCAGAGACACACCGCTGGAGATCAGACGAAGGCAATCTTTCTCACCTTCGACCACGGCCACCGGCCAGTCGGGTTTCTCGGCGATGCCGCCCAGGTTGAACAGCACCCGCTGCACGCCCTTCATGTTCCAGACCCACTCGCCGTCCACCTTGTGCCGCTGTCGAAACGACTTCGGCTCCATACGAACCACCTCGAACACCAGCGCACCGCTGGCGTCGTGGTACGGGTAGGTCTGAGCCACCCGTGCCCTGGGTGCAGGGGACGACGAAGACGCAAACAGATCCGACTTGCGGATCCCGACCGCGTCGCAGATGTCGTCCACGCTGCACCCGGCTCGGCAATGGAGCAGCAGCTTCTTGCCGTCGTCTCCCAGCTTGGCCACCATGCTCGGCGACCGATCCTCATGCGCCGGGCACTTGATCTGCCACTGGTCACCGTCGTCCTTTACCACATCGAACCGATCCAGCACTCGCGCCAGCTTCTCACACATCTCCATTGCTTCTCCCCACCGCATTTATTTATTGACGCTGCCTCGCTTGCCTCACGTCGCAGACTGGTTACTGTATTATTCCCAGCGAGGCCCGACCGTCATTGCGGTCGCCAGCACATCGCCACCCCAGGCCAGGGGTGTTCAGGTGGTTGGTTGCGTGCGGGCCTGGGTCGCACTGAGTGCTGCGGCTGCTTCAGCCGCCCAGTGTCTCGTCTATATGGCTCCTCAATTCTGGGTTGTCGATGTTGGTCCGCATCCACTGGAGGTAGGTGGCCGGGATGTCCCGCAGCCGCCGCCCACCGTGTTTTCCGAACCGCATAATGTAATCGGATCCCGACGACGAGGCCAGCTTGTCGATGACTGCCCCGGCCTGTCGGCGGGTGTAGCCGCTGGCCGTCTCCTCGGCGACGCCGAGCCGGACCAGATACGCCACCTGCTTGCCGCTGGCACCGCCCTGGAAAGCTGGCTCTGCATGTTCTGGTGAGCCTTGCGGCCCGAACGGATTGACCACGCGGGCGTTGTATTGTGCGCTCGCTCTCAGGCGTGCCCGACGTGCCTCGGCCTCGGCCCGTCGTTGGGCTTCCTGGGCCTCGCGTAGCTCACGGACATCCTTGGCCCGGTCGATCACCGCCTGCACTTCCTCGGCATCACCACGCTCGCGCAGGTCTTCGACAGCCGCAGCAATGTCGGCGGCATCAGCATCGCCAGCCAGCACGTCCACCGCTGACATCAGCCGGTGCCGCCCGCTGTTGCCCACGAAGTCCAGCACCGTCACGAATGGCTTATCGCTGGCGGCGATGGCCGCACGCCGCTCGCTGGCCGTCTCCAGCCCGTCCACGATCCCAGCGAGCGGCCTCGTTCCACGTCCCACGGCCTGGGTGTACCGCAGCTCTGACTTCGTCGGTGCCGCCATCACAACGCACGCCGTCGCTGG